ACTGGATAGAGAACGAGATCTCAACAGCTGGAACACCAGCACACAAACTCGTCCAACAATTGATTGCATATCGTATCGCCGTAGCCGCGCCTGAACACACTTCAACGAACACGACTAATCTAAGAACGCAATTTTACGCTGATCTTGCCACTGCTCATAAACATTATGAAGGACACAAATTCTTTGTGAAATGGCTCGAACTAGCCAAAAGACTTGAGGACGCAATGAACATCGCACCTAAAGCTTCTGAACGCAAATTCGAACCATGTGTTCTCACACTGAGTGGTCAGCCGGGTCTAGGTAAATCTACCATCTGGCCTGTAATAGTTGCCTCGGAAATTTTAACTCTAGACGATAAGAATCCACTGGAGACCATCAAGTCGAAGACCTATACGTGGACTACTGAGAGTGATTATCAGGTCGGCATGACCGGTAAAGACGTTGTCCTGTTTGACGATTTTCAGCAAGACAAAACAACAAATGTCGAGGCACTGAGCTTCATACATCTTGCGACAACAGCTCCTTTTGCCATCAATTCCCCTAACATCACAGGACCAGAGATCAAAGGCATGTTCGCAGAACCCAAGATTATCGTTCTGTGTACAAATCAAGACTATTTAGCTTCTGGAGCTCTTATTGCGAGCGCGGAGGCCATCAAACGCCGATACGAGGTGGAGTTTGAGATCAAACAACGTTATGATCCTGCTAAGCCCAACGCGAAAATCGCCGTCATCAAAGCGTGTAATCTGTATCAACAATTAGTTGGTAAACAGGTTTCACTCGTCGAGATGAAAGCCGTTTTCCAGACTGTATACCGTCGCAAGCGAGCTAATTTTGAAAAGACACGGGAACTCGTTTCAAGAGAAACCATTTCGGCACTTAACGTTAGTGCAATCGATTTCAACGCCGTTTCAGCCTTTGAGGTTTTCAATACTCCAGCTTGGCAAATGAATGGCGATTTCATCAGTGACCTGAACACTCTGGTCATGCCTGCCGACAAACAAGTCAAAGTCAATTTGGCCCAAACCAATCAACATCTTATGTCAGCCGATCCCGCCATTGCTGCTATTCGCAGTTCTGCGCCGTCGGCGTCCTATGCATCAGTTCTTAGACCAGAACCAGACATGCATATTGAAAGCGCAAACGGAGACAATCCTGCCGTCTTTCAAGCTGGAGGAGTGTGGCATTTCAACATGTATTACGATCTAATATCAATACTGCTTACACGCGGTGTCATTCTTGCCGCAGAAGCTTCTGTAGGCTCTTTTGTTATCGACACCCTCTATGAGCTAGCTATCGACGCCAAACATTTCTTCTCCATTCCGCGCCTCAAAGACACCTTCAAGAAATTTCTGAAGTGC